TTTGTCATTACATAGGAACATATTTGAAGCATTGTTATCTTCTAATGAACCAACTGTTAAAGTTATATCACCACTACCACCGATATTTGCTGATGCTAAAGTGATTACATCACCAACAGCAAATCCTGAACCACCGTGATATGTATTAATTTCAACTGCTGTATTGCCTCTAACTGTTATATTAAATACTGCACCTAGTCCAACATTTGGAACAGTTTGTGTTCCTTCAAGTGTACTGAAATCTATACCTGCTAATTTAACAGAATCAGTAGCTGATAATCCGTGAGAAGCAGTAGTTGTAATAGTTATGATACCAGTTGTATTATTGTAAACTGCATTTGATATTGTGAATTGTCCATAAGCAGCGTTAGTAGCTGTACCACCTCTAATATATGTGTGTACTAAACTTGATGTACCAATGTCAGCAGTAAAACTTGTTGAGTCTGGTGTACTTGCAACAACAAAAGGTTTCTCAACTTTACTAGCGTGAATATATTTGTATTCTCCGTTAGTTACACCACTTGATGGTTTGTTGGTTACTTTAACTGTTTTAATTTGTGTACCCGAACCAGTTGCAGGAGCTACTCTTGTATTTCTTAAAGTTTCTCCCATTACTGAAATACCTGGTCTAATTCTTAAAGGTAAAATTTCTGCGTAAGTTCCGTTTTTGATTCTTAAAATATCTCCAGAAACGGATTTAACATTCATTAATAGAGAAGCAGTAGCATTACCGATTAATGATCCATCAATATACAATTTGTCTCCAGGATTGTGATCGTGTGTACCGTTTTGAATATCTACATCAACAGAACCACCAGTTGTATCTACTCTAAAGAAAGCGTCAGCACCAGTAGCAGGATAAGTTTTTGCACCTACTGAACAAGTGTAATCTATTCCTCTTACTCTTATAAGATCATTAAGAGTTAATCCGTGAACACCTGAAGTTGTAACTGTAACAACACCTGTTGCGTTATTGTAAGGTGCATTTAAAATTGTTACATTTGTATTATCTGCTTTTTTAATTTGTCCACCACTAATATAAGTGTGTACATAAGTTGAAGTACCTAAATTAATTTCAAAACTTGTTGTGCTAACTACTGTACCAACTTTTAATTCTTTGTAAGCAATTGCCTTAACATCATTATAAACACTAGCAGTACCACCAGTACCACCAGATATATTTTCTACTTCTCTTATTGAATCTGTTTTTGCTTTTGTAGCAGCGTATTGAATTGTTTTGTAAGGTAATGATTCTGAACCTGGGTTATTATTATTACCACTTGGCGAAACCCATAAAATATTTTTACCTGAAATTCCACTCCATACAATATCTAAACCATCGTTAGTTAAAACACCACCAGGCATTCCTAATGGTAATCTTGCAACACCACCAGAACTTTCAAAAAGAATATCTCCACGAGTAGTTAATACAGCAGCAGTATCTCCTTGAGCAAGAATTGTCCAAACAGTTGCGTCTGAACCAGGTTCAACATCTACTTGTCTGTCTTTTAATTGAATATATGAGTTTGCTGAATATCTAACAACATCGCCAACATAATAAGTAGCAGCGGCACTATATGTACCTCTCCATTTAAATCCTTCTACAACTATTTTCCAATAAGTTGCATTAACTGTACCGTCAGTTGCTGATGGATATTCGTTTGTAGCAGATAAGATACAAACATATGAATTACCACCGTACTGAACTGTGTCTCCAGTTTTGTATGCTGTTCCGTGAGAGTAAACACCAGTAGAATTAAAACCAGTAGTTACTACATCCCAATAAGAGTTGTCGGCAGGTGTATGACCTGTACCTTCTTCAGCATTAATAAACACATAAGAATATCCACCGTAAGTTACAACATCACCTTTTGAGTAAACTGTACTTGCGTTGTATGAATCTTCAAATTGTAATCCTTCAGAATAAATTGAAAAGTTTGCCTGTGCAAAATCATTAGCACTAGCACCTGAAGTGTGAGCAGTTGTACATCTGTATTGGTAAGAACCAAATTTTACGACATCATCTAGTCTGTAATATTGTGTAGTTGTCCAGTCACCTATAAATGCTAAACCTTCACTATAAAGTGTAAAGTTTGCTAAATCTATATTAATATCTCCACCTGAAGCTGAAGTGTGTTCAGTAGTGACTCTGTATGTTCTACCACCGTACTTAACTAGGTCGTTTAATCTGTATTGTGTTGAAGAAGCGTAATCACCTCTAAAAGTAATACCATCTGAATATTGTTCAAATTTAGAACTGTCTAATGTAAGACTTGAAGATGTATGAGCAGTAGTAACTCTATATTGTTTACCACCGTATGAAACTAGGTCATTTAATTTGTACCAAGTTGAATTTGCGTAAGCGCCTTTGAAGTAAAATGATTCTCCGTGTAGTTGCCAGTTAGTAGTATAAGCAGCTGGTGTAGTGTAAAATATGTTTTCGTTATTTGGTGATGTATGATTTGCTATAGCAACATATGAATTACCACCGTACTTAACGATATCGTCAATTACATATCCTGTATCAACAGCCCAATCACCTCTCCATTTAAATTTAAGTCGTCCTAGTTTAAAATCTGCCATTTGTTTCCCTTAATTACTCATTTCTATACTGCACTTTGGTAAGTTGTTGTTGATGAACTTCCTGTTGTGTCTTCAAAAGTAGCAAAATCGTCTGTACCTTCAGCTGATCTTGTTACTCCTGCGTTTGATCGTTTTACTAAATCTCCACTACTATTATTTATAAGGAAAGTAGTGGTAGGATTTTCTGAAAAGTTAATTTGTTGGTATCTATCACTATCATTATTGAAGTATCTTTTATCAATCTGACCACATACTATACTTAAACCAGTCTTTGGAATTAGTGTAAATGTAACTACTGTATTATTGACTAAAGTAAAGTCTGAATAAGGAGTTTGTTGAACACCATCTAAAAATAATGCAATTCTTGTTTCATTTAACACTGGTGTTCCTAGTGTAAATTGATACGCTGAACCATCACTTGTGAAATATTGTACATCAAACATCTCTAGTCTTTCATCAACATAGTCTGTTTCTGCTCTTCCTACGAAATCTGATTTACCATCTTCAAAATAGTTTGATACTTCAATTGTTTCATTACCTTTGTTAGGATTTACTGAAGATAGATATAACATACCATTTTTTGTTCTTCTAATTCCGTTAAAAGATTTCTGTTTTACTGAAGCAGCAGGTGTGTGAGATACTAGATATGCCATTTTATTCTATTTATATTCCTATGTTAATTCAAGGATACTTGCGTATGCCTCAACATCTACTGAAGACGAATCAGGATTAGCGTCAGCAACTATTCTTACTTTATCGTTACTTTCTAAATTTACTGGTTTGTCTAAAGTTAATGTATTGTTTGGTGGAACTTCTAAACTTTTACCTATGTGATAAAAAGTAGAACCGCCGTCAGTTGTAACTTTTACATTTACAGTTGCACTAGCAGTTGTACTCTTATTTGAAATATATAATGCGTGAATTACAGCTGTTGCACTTGCACCAGCGGTAAATAAATCACCAGCAGTTGTATCAACGACTGGAACTGTTATACCTGCATTTTTAAATGTACTTGCCATAATTAACTACCGAATACTATTGAAAACGCCAATGAGTCTCCTAGCATTGCTACATCTCCATCTGCGTCTGGAAAAGTTATTGTTCTATCTCCTGTAGGTTCTGCAGCCGTTAAAGTTGTTTCGTATGCGTTCTCTTGGTAACCTTCAAAAATTAAATTTGCACCGTTTAAAGTAATATCATTATCAGTTACGCCACCACCGTCTGTAACTGTTTGTAAATTTACGGCACCTGCACCACCAACTTCTTTAACAACACCACCAGATGTTTTAGTATAAAGTTTACCATCGGTAACATTCATCGCTAATTCGTGTGTTGCTAAAGCAGCAGCACCAGGAATCTGATTTGGTGTTTCGGATCTTTTTGGTTTAATTACAGTTGACATTATTTAACTAACTTTGAAATTTTTTTTATAAGTTTAGATTTAGATAATCTTCTATCTAATTCTACACCAAATTTTCTACCTAATTTTTCTAAATCTTTTTTAGATTTCTTTTTTAAATCTCTTAACGATACAGTTGTTTTTTCTATCTTAGGAACAAAAAAACCTGTAAACTTTTTCCATAAACTCATTAGAAAGTACCTCCATCAACAGTTACAATTTCAACATCACCTGAGGTTACTAGGAAATTTTCTGATTTAAATTTTGCAACACCTTTGTTTGAAGCAGTAGCGTCTTCTCCAACAATTTTAATTGTGTTAGCACTTGCAATAGTATTAATACCTTCTCCTGCTAAAAATTCTAAACTTTCTTCTAAATAAACTCTTCCTGCTGTAGAACTTTCATCTGTTATATTAATAAATGGATTTGCAAGTTTAGCTGTTTGAACTGTAGCATTATCTATCATAGAGTTTACTACGCCTAATGCCTTAATTCTTAATGCGTCTGAATTAACTTCAAGTGAAGAGTCATCTACTGCAACATCTAATCTGTTACCGTCTTTTGTTAAAGCATCCCCAGCATTAATTTGACCTGCACCAGAGAATTGAGATACATCTAAATTAGTTGTTCCAAAAGTAGGAGCACCTGTATGTGTAAATGTATAACCGTTATTAGCGTTTAAAGAACCTTCTTCAACAAATACAAAAGCACCACCACTTAATTCAGCTGGTTGATCTTCTGGTATTGATCTTGTCAATACAAAAGGATTTGAAATATCACCTGTAGTAGTTACAGTATAGATACCGTTTTCTGTACGAGTTGTTTGATCTTTAACTAAAATTCTATCGTTAACATTTCCTGCCTGTGTATCTAATACTAAAGCACCGTTTGCCGAAGCAGTTAATGTTGCACCAACACCAGCAGTACCATTTGAATAAGTTGCTGTTAAGTTAGCAGTTGTTGCAAGTTTACAAGATGGTTTAGTATCTAAACCTTGAGCAACTTGGTCAACATACTCTTTGTTTGCAAGTGAATTAGAAGTAAATCCTGCTCTATCTTCATAACCTGATGGTACAATTACTGTACCAGTACCGTGAGGTGTTAAATCAATATCTTTATTACTTGCTGTTGTAGTAATTGTTTGACCGTTAATTGTAATATCATCTACAACTAAAGAAGTTAATCCTGCAAGATCAGTTTGAGTAGCACCTAAAGTTAATGTAGATGAACCTAATATCGTTGTAGGATTTGCTAAGTTAGCGTTTGTAATTCCAGCAGAACCATCCAAGTTAGCATTTGTTAATGCTGTAGCAGTAACAGTTACAGTATTGTCTGTAACAGTTTGTGTCATACCACCTGTACCTAAGAAGTTTAATGTTTCTGAAGTATTGTAATTATCTGTACCTGTGTCACCTACTAAACTAATAAATTGATTAACAGTTACGAAATCTAAATTTCCTGTTCCGTCAGTTTTTAAGAACTGACCAGCAGTACCGTCGCCGTCAGGTAAAACAAAAGTTTTACTACCTGTTACTGCGTTAGGAGCTCTTAAACCAATAAAGTTTGTACCGTTATTAGTACCTTCGTTAAATCTTATTTCACCACCTTCCGTTAAGTGGTTTCCTACATTTATTGTATCTATTGCTAAGTTAGCGTCTGCTGTAAGTGATGAACTACCTGTTAGAGTACCATTCACGTGGTCTAACATATTTGTAAAATACTCACCTCCGATTACTGATACATTGTTTGCGTCACCATTACTGTCAACGCCACCTTCACCTATAAAAATTCTATCGCCAAGATTATTCTGAGCGCCTGTTCCGTATGTATAGGCTAATTCACCTAGTTTAAGTGTTGCTGGAGCGACTGTTGCTGAACTTCTTTTTATCTGTATTACTGTTGCCATATTTTCTCTCTAAAATGTTCCGCCGTTAAATGTTAAAGTTCCAGTAGTCGTAACAATTTCGGTTCTACTTACGAATTTACCATCACTAGCTCTATATTGTAATAATGCACCATCATCTAAAGAAGTAACATCAACATCACCTAATAATTTTAATGAAAGAGAACTGTTTTGAAGTGAAGTACCTGAAGGCAGGGTTACTGAAACTTTTTTGGGTCCGCTTCCAGTAGAAGCATTAATCCTTGCTGTAATACTTGCCATAAAACCTCTCTCTTTGTTATATTTATAATACTTTTATTATGTAGTTACGTTTGGTCTTACAGTAATTAGACCTTCAATTACTCTAGTTACCACGCCAGTAGAGGTTTGTGTAATCTCTACATCATAGACATATCTTTCTGCGTCTAAAGCTGCAGTTTGAGTTGCCGTCAAAGCCAAAGCGACTACTCCCGAAGCAGCGTCTGTGCCAATTACTGAAGTCATAGATGTTCTTGTTCTTGTTGACGAATAACCTTTTGCTAACTTGGCTTGTGTCGTATAACCAGTTAAATCAAATGCGTTTCCGTTGGCGTCCTTAACAGTTACATCTGAACTGAAATTAGCGCCTTGATCTATTATTAAATTAGCTATTGCTGCCATTGTCTTCTATGTCTTTTATTGGTTGAATTTTCTCTTTTTCCATTAATTCCAAAATTTTCTTATTGTAATATTCTGT